ACACGGCAGTTCACTATCCCCTGACCGTGTGAAAACCGGGCGCAGTTAGTATCCCTCTCTGCGTCCGGCGAATTTCAATCCCTGAAGATCAAAGATATCTTGACAGCCGCATGGCGGCATGCTACACTATCTCTACGGCACCGATCATGGGCCGGAACAGCGAGTGTAGACCATGCAGCTAGAAACTGTGTTGAGGCTATCCAAAGTGTGTGAAGACCTGTCCAAGCTGGCAGGGACTATTCGTGACGAGACTAACGAGGCAGTTGCCACCAATGATCACGTAACGGTGATCAAGCACTACGACAAACTCAGACAGGCAACTGCTCTGATTAAGGAATCCCGTGAAGCACTCGAACAAATCGAGATGAAGCTGTCGCGGGACCAAGTGCCTGATGTAATGAGGGCACACAACATCCGTAACGTCACCATCGAAGGCGTGGGCCGGGTCACTCTCGGAACGCGCTGGTCTGCTTCTATGCCCGACAAAGAAGCCGGGTTTGAGTGGCTCCGTGCGAACAATCACGGGGGCGTGATACAAGAAACCGTCAATGCCCAGACCCTCGGCGCGCTAGCCAAGGAGCTAAATGCGGAAGGGTCCGACCTCCCGCAGCCAACGTTCACAACGAACATCATGACATACACAAGCATCACAAAGGTGAAGTAATGGCGAACGAGATAGATAAGGCCAATGGGAGCCTACCGGCTCACTTGGCGCAGTACGAGAAGGCCAAGATCGGTAACGTAGATTCCTCCGATCGCATCATACCAAGAATCAAGCTGATGCAGGCAATTTCGCCTGAGTTGGTTGATTTCCCGGAGGCCAAAGCTGGTCAGTTCTGGCACACCATCGCGCAGCAGAACCTCGGTCCCACACTTAAGGGCGTTCCCATCGTCATCAGCAAATCTTACGTGCTTTGGGCACCAAGGAATGACGACCGGGGCATTCTCGCCCGCGCAATGGACGGCATCCATTGGAATCCGGCCAACGCTGAGTTCAGCGTCAAGCCCAAAGGGTCACCTAATACGGTGACTTACCACACCAAGAACACAGTGGCCGAATCCAGATTGGACCAATTCGGCACATCTATTCCAGGGGACCCCAATTCGCCCCCTGCGGCGAGCCTCACATATAATATGATGTGGTACTTGCCGGATTTCCCGGACCTAAGTCCCTCCATCGTTATCAACACTCGGTCCAGCGTGAAGCCGATGCAGCAGTTGCTGTCTAGGATCGACGCTAAGCCCGCGCCCCATTACGTGCAGATGTACACTATCGGGTCGGTCCAGCAGAAGGGAGCTGAGGGGCCATACTTCAACTTTACTTATACGGGGGCCGGATTCGCCGACGAAGAGACAGCGGCGATATGCTCCGATATGTACGAGCGGTTCAGTAAGGGTGGCTGGATCGCCAACGACGAAGTGGAGGACATCCCTGACAAGCCAGTATTCGATAATACCACCGCTGGCAAGGGAATGGGCGATAAAACACCATACTAAGGCACTTAGGGCGGGCGCAAATGCCTGCCTCCTTTTTCGGGGAATTCATGAAGCAACTTATCGATCCGCAGCTGATGTTATACATCGTCAAGTGCTGCAACAATACCATAGCATTCGATACAGAAACCACCGGCATCACTGTAAAGGATCAAGTATGCGGTTGGGTAATCACGAATGATGAGTTCTCAGTCTATGTTCCAGTAAGACATGAAGCAGGGGGAAATATACCAGATGCGACGGGGTTCGAGTTCGAATTGGCCCAGGCTTTCAAAGAGCGGGGAAGATTGGGTTATCGTACTGTTGGCCATAATCTCGGCTTTGACTTACGGATCAGCCTTCGTCATGGTGTTGTACTTCGCAGTCCGCTAGAAGACACGATGATCAATGAGGCGATCATCAGCGATATTACCCAGGGTTACAGTCTGGACGAGTGCTGCCTCCGCCGTACAGTCACGGCTAAGAAGGGCACCGCAATCTATGCCGAATTGGCCCGCAGATTCGGCGGCATCCCCGACCGCAAGCAGATGAAGAACTTTTGGCGTCTGCCAGGGGACTTACCAGCAGTCGTGGATTATGCAACTGGCGATGGTATAAGCACATTAGAGCTATGCCAAGCGCAGCAGAAGATCCTGGATAGTGACGACCTCCGCAAGCCATGGAAGCTGGAGTGCGATCTGCTCCCTTATGTGGCGAGGATACATAATCGGGGACTTAAGATCGACGATGGGTATTCGAGCCGCATCATGGACGATGTAAAGGCGGCGGTTGGCGAGGCCAGCAAGGTATTTGTCCCCGGATTCAACGTTCGGTCCTCCAAGGCGGTCGAGCAGTTGTATCGTATGAATGGTTACACGGATGACAAATTCGCCCGCACCGATGCCGGGGCGTTCTCATTCACCGAGAAATGGCTGGCTACCAATAGCATAGGAAATTCAATTCTAGCAGTTCGCCGCCTAGAAAAGGCCCGCGATAGTTTTATTACCCCGCTGATTGACACCCAAAATATCAATGGGCGTGTCCATCCAATCCTGAACCAGTCCAAGTCGGACGACTATGGAGTTGCAGGTGTCAGATTTTCTTGCTCTGAGCCGAACCTTCAAGCTTTCCCAAAGCGAAACATTGAAGTTGGCCGAGTCGTTAGAAAGCTCGTTGTCCCTGACGAGGGGTTCGTTATTGAAGAAGCTGACGCAAAGCAGCAAGAGCCTAGACTTTTCACTCATTATTCGGGTGACCCCGCACTTATCGAAGGATACCGTAATGGAACTATGGATATCCACGACAGAGCGTCCGAACTCCTGAACTTGGATCGCGACACCGCTAAGCGGATGGCGATGGGGATGCTCACTATGATGAGTCCGCCCACATTGGCTGGCCATATGCAATGGCCGCTTGAACAAGCGCGGGCAGCCCACCGAATGTTTCTAACGGACGCATTTCCCCACATCAAGGTGTTCCAGGACGACGCCGTGCGGGTATTTAAGAGGAGGGGATATGTCAGGACCTTACTCGGGCGCAGAGCCTATTGCGATAATCCCCAATTTGCCTATCGCGCTGTGTCACGCATTATACAGAACGTGGGCGGTGAGCATCTTAAGATATGCCTACTTCGTGCGTGTCAGTACGAGGATGCATACCCCAACGACCTTCAAGTCCTTCTTACTATCCACGACAGTCTGTTATGGCAGCGAAATCCGAACCACGACGTCATGGACCTAATTAGGTCCGTAGAGGGGGTGGCTCAAGAATTAGGGCTTATCGTCCCCATCCCATTCGATGTTGGCTCTGGTTCCGATTGGGCCAGGGCTTCCTACGGCTTCAAATTAGACAGATACGAGGACTAACATGGCGTATCGAGAGGGCGACAAGACAGTAGAATTAGAGGGCCGCATCGAAGTGACGACGGCCAAAGCATACCTAATAGAACCAACCACGGGGAAGAAGAAAGAAGTGTGGCTCCCCAAGTCGCAGACGGTATCCATGACTGAGCCGGATGAAAATGGAAATCGAACATTCGTAGTCACCGAATGGTGGCACGATAAGGCAGAGCTAGATGAGTAAAGCTATCAAATACAAATTCGAATATGACAATTATTCCTGCCACTACAGCACGTGGGAGGAAGCTGCCGATGATGCTGTTAGGTTGGGTGTGGGGCGTTGGCTAAACAGCTACGAATTCCAATTAGACTACCCGGCATCAATAAAGGCGACCCGCAATGAATGAGGCAGACGTAAAGCGAGCTATGGTGAAGTCTGTAAAGGAGAAAGGTGGCTATGCTCGCCGCTTTGAGGATTCCTATGGGGTCGGAATATACGACCTGATAATGATCCCATTTGGGCTGCCTGTATTCATGGCAGAGGTGAAGATGATCAAACATAGCACGTTCGGCCCCACGTTAAGGCAGCACGTGGAGTTAGAGCGTATCAATTACGTTGCATTCGAGACTGGTCATGCGATACCCATAATGATAGGGTACTACGATGGGATATTTTACTTCAGCAAGCCCAATTTGGTAATTATCCCCAAGGACTGCTTCTCAGTAACTACGAGTAAGATGCCGTTCCACGACCAACTAGTTCAATACTATCACTCACGGAGAAAATGATGGCTAAAAAGAAAGTTCCTGCGCCTATGACTCCATTCGCCGAGAGCAAGAAGATGCAGATCAGCGATGAAACGTACCAATCCATGATAGCCCAAGACGTGCTGGGCGAGGCTCTGAACGAGGTAAAGACCAAATCCTCAGTCCACGGCGATACGGTCAATTCGTTCACGATGATATCTGAATTGTGGACAACCTATATTCGTCACACCTCGGTAGTGCGAAATCAGACCATCGTTCTACCGAACGACGTGGCCCAAATGATGGCTATGCTTAAGCTGTCCCGGTCCGTCTACGGAAAGTCCAACGATAACTACGTGGATGGCGCAGGTTACACCGCATTGGCTGCCATGCTCGACCCAGAAAGCGAGGAGTCATGAGCGACGATTATTTCTTCGAGGAAAAAGGCGTCCATTGCGTTGTGGACGGCCAATTCGGCTCCACTGGCAAGGGAGCCTTAACCGCTTGGCTGGCTGATTATTCCATTAGGCACAAGACAGTTAACGACTTCTACGGGTCCATTTACAGCGGCGGACCCAATAGCGGTCATACCTTCTATGTGGGTGATGAGAAGGTGGTACTTAAGCAGCTGCCATCGTTCTCCGTTTACCTGTACTTGAAAGCCAAGATCAAGCTCCCGGTGTACTTATCCGCCGGGGCGATTATTGACCGGGATATCCTCCGCGCAGAGGCCAACCGGTATCCGGGGATACCCATATTCGTGCATCCCAATGCCGCCATAGTCACCGATGAGGATCGGGAGGAGGAATCTAAGGGTTCTATCGCTGCTGTGGCCGGGACTAGAAGCGGCACCGGGGCAGCGCTTATCCGCAAGATTAGGCGCGAACCAACCGCCATTGCTGGCCATTCGCTGGGCAGGATAGCCCCCAATGTGGTGATCCAAAATCACCGAATTAAGCCCGAAGATGGAGCCTACTTCATGGAGGTGTCGCAGGGGTTTAGTCTGGGGATCAATTCTGAA